AAAGTCCAAGCGATAACCCCAGAGCTGACATAGAGAACGCAATCAAGTTCCTACAAGTCCTACTGAAGATAGAGAACGAGTCACTAGAACGAAGAAAACCGTAATAATAGAACGAGTCATGGGATAAAAGAAAACCAAAGAAGAAAAACGAGTCACCATACACAAGAAAACCAATTGGCGGAAGCGAGTCAAATAGCAGAAGAAAACCATATCGCGAGAACGAGTCATTCAAAACGAGAAAACCATTTTGCGAAAGCGAGTCAAATAATTTAAGGAAACCATAAGTGCAAAACGAGTCAGACGTGGTGAGAAAACCAATGAGCACAAACGAGTCAAGCGATATAAGAAAACCATAACAAAAAAACGAGTCAGACGGGATGAGAAAACCAACGAGAACAAACGAGTCAAACAACAACTAACTACCTAACAGAGAACAATACGATGAGCGATATAAAAACGATGGTGCGTGGTGCATACGACATACAGAAACTGAGAATCCAGATGGGCAACCGCATCGTTGCCAACTGGAAAGCTAAACTGGGGCAAGCACCCAGTGCAACAGAAGAGACGCTAGACGCAGCGGAGAAAACTTTGCTAGACGATTTGCGCGAGTCCTATAAGAAGTTGGCAGATGGCGTAGCGACACTGCCACGCCAGTCCACGTTCAAGGGTGACGAGCTGATAAGCACCTACACAGAACTTGTTTTGATAGATCAGTACCTGAGCCTTGAAGAACAGGAAAACAAACAGTTCAGCCGATTGAAGAACGTGCTCAAAGACTTCCCGGTTTACAACGAGTTTCTGGTAAACGTGTACGGCGTAGGGCCAGCAATGGCAGGGGTCATTGTGTCGGAGATCAACATCCACGCAGCGCAGTACCCGTCCAGCTTGTGGAAGTACGCAGGGCTCGACGTAGCCGGTGACGGGCATGGGCGTTCAAGACGTAAAGAGCACCTAGAGGAGTCAACGTACTTAGACAAGGAGAAGAAGGAGCAGACGAAGATGGGCATCACGTTCAACCCGTTTCTGAAGACCAAGCTGGTCGGCGTTTTGGGTTCATCGTTCCTTAAACAGAGCGCGGTTAAGTGCCCGTACCGTAAGATATACGACGACTACAAGCACCGCTTGGAGAACAGCCCTGCACACGTAGAGAAAAGCAAAGGGCACCGACACAGCATGGCCGTGCGCTATGCTGTGAAACGGTTTCTCGCAGACCTGTACGTTGCATGGCGCACCCTCGAAGGATTGCCAGTAGCTAACGAGTACAGCGTAGACAAGCTGGGCATCGTTCACCGCATAGCCGCGTGACACTGAGCACGAAACCCTCGGCCCACCACTAATAACGTAGTGGGTGAGCAGTCACGGGGCCGGGGGCCCTATAACTAATGAAAGGCGATGAAGAGTGAAATTAGTAGTAGCAGACTTTGAAACGTACTGGTCGCAGACACATTCGCTGTCCAAGATGAGTCCAATAGAATACGTGATGCACCCGGATACGGAGATCATCTCTCTGGCTATCAAGTACGCAGACGAGCAAACGCAGGTTATCTTTGGCGAGGACGCAATCCGCGAACACCTGCACGCACAAGACTGGTCGGACGTGATGCTCGTCGCCCACAACATGTCTGCGTTTGACGCGATGATTTTTGCGTGGCGATTTAATGTACAGCCCAAGGTGTGGGGGTGCACGCTGGCTATGGCCCGACCCATCCACAGCAAGACTACGGGCAACTCGCTAGCCAAGCTGGTCGAGCACTACAAGCTGGGTGTCAAAGACAACACCGCCCTGCTCAACACCAAGGGAAGGCACCTGTGCGACTTCACCGCCGAAGAAGTCAACGCCATGCGGGAGTACAACCGTGATGACACCGACCAGTGCCACGCGCTCTTTCATGTTCTGCTCAAGCACTACAACTCCATTGAGCTGTGGCAGATAGACGCCACGATAAGAATGCTGGTGGAGTCCAAGTTCATGCTGAACAGGCAGGTACTGAACAAGGCGCTCAGCGACTCCCGAATACAGAAGCAACAAGGGCTGGCGGTAATGGCTAGCACCCTGTACGGCTACGATCCGGAGGACAACGTGGAGCTGGAGGAAGCTATTCGTACTACGCTAGCGTCAACCGAGCATTTCAAGCGGCTGCTGACCGCGCGAGGGGTAGACGTGCCAATGAAACCTAGCCCGTCAGACCCGGAGAAACAGATACCCGCACTGTCCAAGACAGACGAAGCGTTCCTTGCGCTGCAGGAGCACGAAGACCCGGTGGTTGCGTTAGCGGCGAGCACGCGGCTGGACGTCAAGTCTACGATCCTGCAGACCCGGCTGGAGTCGTTTCTTGCAACAGGCAAGGCACTGCGCGGAAGACTGCCGATCCCACTGCACTACTGCGGGGCCGACACAACAGGCCGGTGGTCGGGCTTCATGTACAACCCACAGAACCTGAACCGAATAGACCCTACCAAACCTAAGCTGTCTGACGCGCTGCGCAAGTCGATGGTGGCCCCACCCGGATACAAGGTTGTGGTAGCTGACCTGTCCGGTATCGAGCTACGTGTGAACCACTTCTTGTGGAAGGTCCCAACTTCGATGGCGCTGTATAAAGCGTCTCCCGGCAAGGCCGACCTGTACAAAGACTTTGCCGCAAAGCTGTACAACATCGGTGAGACTGAGGTGATAAAAACTCAAAGGCAGGTGGGCAAGGTCGCGCACTTGGGGTTGGGGTTTGGCGCAGGGGCACCGACATTCCAGAAGGTAGCCAAGCTGATGGGCGGGGTTGACCTTGACTTGCCGGAGTCTGAGAAGATTACGTACCGCTGGCGCGACGAGTATCAGGAGATCGTTCAGGGGTGGAAGACCTGCCACGACATGCTGCCGGAAATGGCCGCGGGAGGCTTGTACGAGGTTGACCCTTGGGGGTTGGTAACTACTACGCAGAACGCACTGGTACTGCCGAGCGGTCGCCACATACGCTACCCGGCGCTTCGTAAAGAAGAGGGAGGGAATGGCCGCGACGAGTGGTGGTACGGCACTGGGCGCAACCGGGCGCGGATATACGCCGGGAAGATCGACGAGAACATCGTGCAGGCGCTGGCCAGAGACATCATCGCCGAGAACGCGTTCGCGGTGTACAAAGAGTTGAAGGTACGTCCCAGCCTGATGGTGCACGACGAGCTGGTGTATGTGGTGCATGAAGACCAAGCGCAGCACGTACTGGACACGGTGCAGCGCATTATGAGAACACCTCCAGTATGGTGGCCGCAGCTGATAACATGGTCCGAAGGCGATATTGCCGACACCTACGGAGACGCTAAGTGAAAAACCCAACGTGGTCGTTCAGCGCCATAAAACTGTTTGAGCAGTGCCCGAGGAAGTACTACCACCTCAAGGTCGCAAAAGATTATTCCGAACCCCCAACCGAGGCCACCACGTACGGCGAAGAGTTCCACGGGGCGGCAGAGTTTTACGTATCCGGTCAGGCCGAACTCCCTCCGTACTTCGAGTTTGCCAGAAAGGCACTGGATAAACTCAAGGCGTCGCCGGGGCAGAAGCTGTGCGAATACGAAATGGGGTTAACTGAAGGGCTGGAACCCTGTGCGATTGACTCACCAGAAGTGTGGTGGCGGGGCATTGCTGACCTTGTCATCCTCAACGACACTACAGCTAAAGTGGTTGACTACAAAGCGGGCAAGAGTTCAAAGTACGCGGATAAGGATCAGCTGGAGTTGATGGCGCTGGCGGTGTTTAAACACTTCCCGGACGTTACAAAAGTTGATGCGGCACTGCTGTTCGTTGTGGCGAAAGCGTTTATAACAAGCAGCTACAGCCGCACTGACGCGCCTGCTTTATGGGCACGTTGGCTGCAGCGGTACAACAAAATCTCCATCGCCAAAACTAACGGCGTGTGGAATCCTAAAACATCGGGGCTGTGCAAGGCGCACTGCGTCGTGCTCAGCTGTCTCCACAACGGGAGGAATTCGTGATGCCGTACAAGAATCCTGAGAAAGACCGCAATTACAAGAAAGAGTACCAGCTACAGAAAGAGCGCGGCGAACATGGTAACCGCATGGAGCGACAACGCGCTAGGCGAGCGTACGACGCCAAAGGAGTGTCTCGCGCAGGGAAAGATGTTAGTCACAAAAAGATGCTGAGCAAGGGTGGCGCCAACTCAGATGGCACCTACTTGGAAAGCCCAAGTAAGAATCGAGCGCGGAACGGTAAAACAAAAGGAAAAGGCTAAATGCAAATTGTAGACAACCGCGCATTACTTCTGCGCGTGCGAAACCCCGGCCTGATCACTACAGCAATCCCGAAGAGCAAAGAGTTCCCTGACAATGTCGTCGTTGTCCACTGGGGGTTGGACGAGGCACGGGTTCTCAAGAACATAGGTATCCGCAACGTACCTTCTCCCATCGAGGGGAAGTACGACTGGCCCGGACAGCACACGCCATTTGCTCACCAGAAAAAAACAGCAGCCTTCCTGACCCTGCACCAACGCGCTTTCTGTTTTAATCAACAGGGTACGGGGAAAACAATGTCTGCTATCTGGGCGGCGGACTACCTGATGAACGCGGGGGTGATCAACCGAGTGCTGATCATATGCCCCCTGTCCATCATGGACAGTGCGTGGAGGGACGACTTGTTCAAAGCCGCCATGCACCGAAGGGTTGACGTGGCGTACGGCGCAAGGCAGAAACGCGAGGACATCATCAACTCCGGCGCGGACTTCGTCATCATTAACTTCGACGGCGTGGACATTGTCAAGGACACCATTGCTGAGGGTGGTTTTGATCTTGTTATCGTAGACGAGGCCACCGGCTACAAAAACCCGCAGACTAAGCGGTGGAAGGCCCTCAACAAAATCCTCTCTCCCGGCACATGGCTGTGGATGATGACGGGAACCCCCGCGGCGCAGTCCCCTGAAGACGCTTTCGGTTTGGCAAAACTTGTTAACCCTAGAGCTGTGCCGCGATCCGCTGGCTCGTTTAAAGACATGGTGATGTACAAAGCGGGGCCGTTCAAGTGGGTTCCAAGACCAAACGCAGGGGCCGTCGTCAATCAAGTGCTGCAGCCCGCGATTAGATTCACGAAGGAACAATGCCTCGATCTGCCGGACATGGTGTACGCAAAGCGGGACGTCCCTCTAACCAAGCAGCAGGAGAAGTTCTACAACGCCATTCGCATACGTATGAGGGCCGAAGCCGCAGGGGAAAGTATCAGCGCCAAGAACGCGGCGGTGAACCTTAGCAAGCTGATACAGATAAGCGGCGGGGCGGTTTACTCCGACAAGAAGGACACAGTGGTGTTTGACGTCGCGCCTCGATACTCCGCGCTGATGGAGGTGATAGCGGAGACCAACAACAAGGTTCTTGTGTTCGTTCCGTACACGCACACGGTAGACATGGTTGCGGAAAAACTAGCCGCAGATGGAATAGCTGTGGCAGTCATCGACGGTTCGGTGCCCGCAGCCAAGCGAACTGATATATTCAGGTCCTTTCAGAGCGGCCCTGATCCCAAAGTGCTGGTTATCCAACCCCAAGCTGCGGCCCACGGCGTGACTCTTACCGCAGCGGACACCATCGTGTGGTGGGGGCCAACCTACTCGGTAGAAATATACGAGCAAGCAAACGCTAGGGTTCATCGACACGGGCAGGTAAATAAATGCACTGTCATCCAGCTGCAGGGGAGCGCCGCCGAGAAGCGTGTGTATGCCGCGCTGGATAAAAAGATAGATACCCACTCTAAAATAGTAGATTTGTACAATGAAATACTTGAAAGTGAGTAAAAGTTAAAGTACATTAAACAAAAATAAGTAAAAAGGAACATACGATGGCATACGGCGTAGATATAAACAAGCTGGTGAAGGTTTTTGTTAAAATGCGGGACAAGAAGGCAGAGTTGGCTGCGGAGTTTAAAGCGGCTGATGATGCTCTTCAGTTTCAGATGGATGCTGTGAAGCGGGCGCTGTTGGATTACTGCAAGGAGAACGGCGTCGAATCCGCTCGCACAGAGGCAGGGATGTTCTACAGAACAGTACGCAGTAAGTATTGGACGAACGACTGGGAGCGGATGGGCGCGTTCATTGTGGAACACAAGTGCCCAGACTTGTTGGAGAAGCGCATTCACCAAGGAAACATGCAGACGTTCCTGCAGGATAACCCTGACCTGCGACCAGCAGGTTTGAGTGTCGACTCCGAATACACGATAACTGTAAAAAAAGGAAAAGGTTAATATGAGTGAAGTTCACAATAACGGCTACGTCACCATCGACGAGCTGGCGAGCTACTTGAAAGTTAAGATCAGCACTATCCGTACATGGATCAAACTCGGTAAGCTACCGTCGGATGCGTACTTGAAGGTAAGCAACACCTACAGGTTTAACATAGACGAGGCTGTTGCAGGGCTGAAGCGTTCCAGCATGACGGATATGGTTGCTGAAGCAGCGGCAGCAGAGGTACGCCCAGACCTTTCGAGAGTGAAAGAAGTGCTTGTTAAGGCACGAGCAGCAAGAGAGGCGAAACCTACCAAAGAAGTACCCGTAGAGGTGCGCTTGGGCGGTCAGTCTTTCACAATAAAAACAGAAGATAGTGACATTGATCAACTTATTGGAGGAACACGATGAGCAACATAAGTTTGTTTGAAGGTATGCCAGATAGTTACAGAGCGCTGCTTGCTACACTTGCGCCGGAAACAACAATCGCCGGTGGGTACGGCGGTGGGAGCCGGTTGAGTATTCGCGGTGGTGTTTTCCGCAAGATCGTAGCAGGTGAAGAAGTCGGCACGATAGACTCCAGAACTTTGCAGACAGTCATTGTCAAAGCAGCCCCTATCTCCCGCACGTACTACGCTGGCGCGTATGTAGAGGGCGCTAACCAAGGTCCAACCTGTTGGTCCGAAGACGGCAAAATCCCACATATAGATGTGCTGGCTAGCGACAGGCAGGCCACCGACTGCAACAGCTGCCCCATGAACATCAAAGGCTCCGGGACAGGCGACTCCCGCGCATGTCGTTTCCAGCAGCGCGTAGCCGTACTGCTGCCTGATGGGGAAAACCGTTTTGTTTCCGCTGAAGCGCACCTACTGTCGATGCCCGCCACAAGTTTGTTTGGCGACGCTACGGACAAAATGCAGATGCAGGCATACGTGCGAAAGCTGCACGCGCACAAGACTCCGCTGGCCGCTGTGGTTACGGAAATGCGTTTTGACACCGACAGCTCTACACCGAAACTGTCCTTCAAGCCT